CTCAATATCGAGGATCTGTCGACGATGGTGGACCAGCTCAAGGTGGTCAAGGACGGCATCATCAATGCCTACGAGAGCAAGACGGGTTTATCCCGGCCAAGACTGGCAAAGATGATGGTTGAAGAGACCTGGATGGACGCCAAAACGGCTCAGAATTTGGGCTTTGCCGATGAGGTGATCACGAGCGGGAAGAAGAAAAAGGCGGCCGAGCCAGCAGTCGTTCAGACTGTGGCTATGATCAACGCCCTGAACGCTCTGAAGTGCTATCAGCATGTCCCGGAGGCGCTCAAGAACGCGCTGAACCCTCCGGTTGTAAGTGACCCCCGAAATGCTGGGGGTGAAGCCGGTTCCCGCGGGCACGCCGCCGGGGATCCCGAAGCCGGTCGTGATCAGGATCAGCAACTGCGCGACTATTTAGAAATTTTTGGAAAAGGAGAATGAAAATGGCGATTGATTTGAAACCGTATTTCGACGCCGCACGAGTTGCGGACGATGAAGTCCAGCGCATCATGGCTGAGATGCACGCGGCCTTCAGCACCGGTACAGAGGAAGGGAAAGCCAAGGCGCTCGAGCTGCGTCCGAGCCTGGATGCAGCCAAGAAGAGCGCCCTCGAGGCTAACAACCTGTACATTTCCATGCGAAACGCGTCGGCCGAGAGCGGCAACGTGGCCAAGAACTTCGTGCCGGTGTCTCCCAACCCGGAAGACAGCCCGGCTGCGAAGGTAATGACGCGCGTGGCATTCGAGGCGCTGGATATGTTCGCCAGAATGAAATACATCAAATCCGGCGGACAAGTTGTTGACGAACAACCGGTTGCGTAACCGGAGTTTTCTTGGAAAAGGAGAGAGATTTAGATGGCTAACACTTTAACCGGGCTAACGCCCACTATTTACGATGCGCTTGATGTCGTATCACGCGAGTTGGTTGGGTTCATCCCGGCCGTGCTGCGGGATACGGCGGTCGACAAAGCCGCTTTAGGCCAGACCATAAGCTGGCCGGTGGTCGCTCCTGGGACCGTAGCCGACATTGCGCCGGCTTCCTACGGTCCGGCCGGGAGCGACATGGTCGTAGCGGCTCCCACCACCTCGATCAGCAAGGCGAAGAGCGTGGTCTTCTACCTGACCGGCGAAGAGCTCAAGGGCCTGGCCCAGACCTCCAGCGACCAGGTCATCATCAAGAACACCTTTGCGCAGGCTTTCCGCTCGTTGGCCAATCTGATAGAGGCGGACCTGTTTGCGGCGGCTTACCAGAATGCTTCCCGGGCGTATGGAACGCTGGCAACGGTGCCATTCGGCTCGGCGGGCGATCTCTCTGATATCGCCCAGACCCGAAAGATCCTGGAAGACAACGGGGCGCCGACCACCAACCTGCACCTGGTGCTCTCGAACGCAGCGGCGGCCAACCTGCGCGGCAAGCAGAGCGTCCTGTTCAAGGTCAACGAGTCCGGCGACGAGAAGTTCCTACGGAATGGGAACCTGGGCCAGGTCGAAGGGCTGATGCTGCACCAATCCGGGGCGATCCTCCTGGTGACCAAAGGCACCGGCGCGTCCTACGTGACTAACGGCTCGACCGCTCCGGGCGTGACCTCTATCCCCCTGATAACCGGTTCAGGCACCGTCCTGGCCGGGGATGTAGTGACCTTCGCGGCCGATACGGTCAACAAGTACGTGATCAACACCGGCATCGCGGCGCCTGGCACGATCGTCCTGAACGCCCCAGGGGCGTTGGTTACTATCGCGACCTCCAATGCCATGACGATCGGAGGGAACTTCACCCCCTGTGTAGCCTTCGACGGCAATGCCCTCTTCTTGGTAGCGCGCATTCCTGCGACCCCGCCTGGCGGAGACGCGGCGGATGATGCAATGACGCTCATGGACCCTGTCAGCGGCCTGCCGTTCGAGATCCGCGTGTACAAGCAGTACCGCCGGGTAGCCTACGAAGTCGGCATCGCCTGGGGCGTCAAGGCTGTCAAATCAGCCCACATTGCGAACCTGATCTACTAAAACGGCTGAGGTAAAAAATTTCAAACTAAGGAGTTTTCTATGGAATTCACAATTATGGAAAAAGCCGGGCAGCGCCTGGTGGTCCACCCGGACGCGGTCGAAGAAACCAAGGCCTTGGGCTGGGCGATCCTGGGGACTACGGCCAACGCCGACGACGACCCCTGGGAAAAACCCAAGAAAGCATCGAAGAAAGAAGCGCCTGAAACGCCAGCCGCGCCAGCCGCGCCGGCCAAGTAAGCTATGACCAATATCTTGACGGCTGTACAAGCGGCAAATGCACTGCGCTGCGACGTGACAGACCCGGAGATGCTGGACCTGCTTCCGCAGGCTGACAGCTACATCCGCATCGCCACCGGGAGGGATTGGACCCTGGACACGCCGATCCACCCGGTGGCCATTGCAGCAGCCCGGCTGCTGGTGGTGATGTGGCACGAGGACCCGGCCATGATGGCCCAGCGCAATGCGCCGCTGAGCTTTGGGCTGATGTCCTGCCTGACGCAGTTGGAGGCAATTGCGCTGAAGACCAAGACGTTCCAGGGCAATCAGGGCCTGGGAGGCGCCAATCTGGTGGGCGCCATGCCAGGAGACCTGGTGTCCACGTTAACAGGCGTGGTGGGCTGCTCAGGCGACCAGAAGGCTTCTTTTGAGCCGGTGATCACCCTGGCCGACCAGATCCAGCAGCTTACCAGCACTGACCTATCGGCCAGATGGTACCGGGTGTACCTGATCCCGCTCGAGGAACAATAGCCATGCAAATCAACGGCATCCCCACCAACCCGGGCGATCTACGTACGCAGATCACGCTGCAGACGCGGGGCGTTTCATCAACTTCAGGCGGCTTCCCGTCGCCGACGTATACGACCCTAGCGACAGTGTGGGCAAAGTGGGTGAACGTGCACGGGACAGAGATATGGGCGTCGCAGATCGTGGAAGCGATCGCGCCGGCGACGGTATTGATCCGCTACCGGAACGACGTGGACAATACCTGCATCGTGCTGAAGGACGGCAAGGTCTACGAAATCCTCGCAATCGACGACGTTCACAATATGCATGAATACCTGGAGCTGAAGTGCCAGTACGTAAGGAGCGGGTAATGACCAAAAGCCGCCTGGATCTGAAAGGGTTCGATGAATACCTGGCGAAGGTTGCCAGGGCGGGCGTCGACATCGATCCGGTGTGCGACGAGGCGCTGTCAGCCGGCGGGGCGATCCTGCTGGATGGCATGAAGCGCCGCGTGCCAAAGGATACCCACAACCTGGAGAACCATCTGACCTGCACCGACCCGGTCCAGGATGGGACCGTGCATTACGTAGAAGTGGGGATCAGCCAGGATGCGGACGCCAACACGGCCAGGTACGGCAACGTGCAGGAGTTCGGATCGGCGCACACCCCGGCGCAGCCCTACGTGCGGCCCACCTTCGACCAGGACCTGGGCAAGGCGCGGGCAGCCATGCGGAAAGTGTTCGAGGAAAAGAAACTGATATGAGCACGATCTGGGAACGGATCAACAGCGCACTGACACCCCTGGGGCTGCCTATGGCGGCCGGGGTGTGGATCCCGGCCAATGGGGCGCAAATCCCGGCGCAGTACCTGGTGTACTTCGAGATCTCCGGTTCGGGCAAACAGTTTGCAGACAACACGGAGAAGAGCTTATTACACCACGTCCAGATCAGCTATTACAGCCAGAACGGGTTCTCCGGGGCGAACCTGACTGCGCTGAATGGAGCGATGCAGACGGCCGGGTTTATCAAAGGGCCGGTGCATGACCTGCCTTATAACTCCGACGACAGGATGTTCGGGCTGGCGGCGGAATTCAATTTTTTAGAAGAGGAGTAAAATCCCATGCCTTTAACTTACGCTCCAGCCGAGCAAAAATCCAAGATCGGTCTGGACAACCTGTATTTTACCCTGGTGACCCAGGACGACAACGCCGCCTACGTGGCAGGGACGCCGGAATACCTGGCGCCAAGCGCCACGGCGACGATGGAGCCGCAGAACACGTTCGCGATCCAATACGCGGACAACCAACCTTACGAGGTGATGACGGCCGAGGCGGAAACCAAGCTCACCTTAGAGGTGACCGGGCTGGGCCTGGTGCAACTGGCGACGATCATCGGACGGTCCTTCGACGCCACGACCGGGCGCATGTATGACAACGGCAGCGTGCCGCCGTACATTGCCCTGGGCTTCAGAGCCTTGAAAACCAACGGGCATTACAGATACTTCTGGTTCCTGAAGGGCAAGTTCGCCATGCCGAAAGAGGACGTGACGACCCTGGCAGACAAACCAGATCCTAAGATAATGCAAATCATCTTCACGGCGATCCGGACGACCTGGAAGTTCAGCCTGCCGAACTCGGTGACCGACAGCGTGAAACGGGTGATCGGCGACGACGACACCAGCAACTTCACGGTGGGCGCTTCCTGGTTCAGCCAGGTGCAGACGCCGACCTCGACCGCTCCAGGAGCTCTAACCTTTACGCCAAGCCCGACCGATGGCGCGACTGGTCAGGCTAACACTGTGGTCTGCACGCTGACCTTCAGCAATGCCCTGGCAGTCGGACAGGAATTCAACTGCGAGTTGATCAACAACACCTCGCACGCGGTGATCGCGGGAACGAATAC